AAATCACCTGAAGTAACATAAGCATCTAAAGCGGAACCATCAGCATCAACTCCAAATTCTTGTATGTAAAAAGTTGAAGCTCCATCAGTTAATCCTAAAACACTAGGAGTTGTTGCAATAGCTGTTTTAGAATATTCTGTAGCATAAGGATATTCATAAACTCCATAATCAACCCATGCTGTTCTAGCTAAAGTTCCAATAGCCCAAGATTGTTCTAAATAATTTAAACTTACATATCTATCTATTTGTTCTGCATTAAGACTACAATAAAACCAAGTAATTTCATTTTTTTCTGAATTAAGACCACAATATGTTTCAGGCTGAGTAGTAATATTAAAATCACCAAATACATAATCTTGAACACTACAAGGTATTTTTTTAACTGCACCATCAAACATATAAAAAGAATTTTGAGACATCCAATACGTAATACCATTAACATCTTTAACACAATGGTTTGAAACTGCTCCGCAGTTAGCTCCTAATTGATTTAATGAAAAAGTAAAAGGAGGACCAACAAATTGCATACCATGCAAAGAAGTATCAGTCCAAACTAAAATAGCTCCTCTAGATCTAGCTGCTGCCATAATTTTAGAACCATCTTGAATTCTAAAAGAACCAGCTGTGTTAGTTGCTGTTGGAACCCAAGTATTGTAATCTTCTTGAGAAGAAAAACGTAAAAATAAAGGATCAGCGGTTCCTGACGATCCAATCGTTGTTTCAGTACCAAATAAAAAGACATGTCGGTCCGTTGGAGAAACTAAAGTAAATCGTGAAACAGTAGGAGCATTAGCAATAACGGCAGCTGGGGTTCCAGTCCCAACAGATGTATCCCATCTATATGTTCCTCCTTCGCTAACTGTGGCAATTAAATCTTCACCAAAATTATCAAAAGACCATTGTCTACCATCAATTGTAACAGTAGAGGTTGATCTTGGTGTATTCCAAGTGCTTGTATTCCATGTTCCTGTACCCCATCCATAACCATAAGCTGAATTTGCTAGACCAATACTAATATCGTATGTAGCAACTACTGATGATCCACCTCCACTTGAAGTTCCAGATGCAGTAGAACCTGTATAAGTTACTGTATAGGTATTGGCATCAACATAAGTTGTAATTTCAAATTCTTTGTTCATGTCAAGACCATTAACTGTAGAAGCTCCACTAAATGTTACAAAATCTCCGGCTTGAGCTCCATGTCCTGTATCTGTTACTGTAACAACTGCACTTCCACTTACAGTTGCAAAAGGATTAGTTAAACTTCCACTAGTTCTTCTTACAGGTGTAATATCGTAAGCTGCACCTTCAGAATAAACATAAAGTTTTCTATCTGTGCCAAGGGCCATGTATCTAACACCATTAAGATCAGACCAAGCATGCATATCACGAACAACTCCAATTAATGTTTGAGCAATAAGTTTAGACCATCCACCTATTTTTTCAGGTAATCCATATCTAAACCGAACCATATCAGAATCAGTCCAACGACCTTCTGCACCATATTCTGTATTCTGTTTATCTATTCCAGGAGCAAATTGAATTTTAGTAAGTGGCATTATGCAATCCTCAAAAATCTATATTTAATTTCACCATCACCACCAGAGTTACCACCAGCTTCTTTACCTCCACCACCGGCGCCTGAGCCTTGACTTCCTACTGAACCAGTACTTCCTGATCCACCACCAGATCCACCAGATACATTTCCATTATAAGAAGCACCACCATTTGCACCAGCTATACTACAGTTATCTCCACCACAATTAGGAGATGTACTAGCACCCCCTGTAGGTAATCCTTCTGCTCCAACACCACCAGAATTAAAACTTCCTGCTTCTCCAGAAGTAAAAGTAGTTATATTAATTCCATCCACTGTAGTTCCAGTAGATAAAGACGATGAAATAGTTGCAGTTCCTGCTGATCCAGAAGTTTGTGTAGCAAGAGGACCTTGAACATAACCACCTGAATAGGATGATCCACCACCTCCTCCTAATACAAAAAGAGATCCTGTTGTAGCTCCAGATAAAGTTGTATTTGAACCTGCACTAGCAGAAGCATTGTAGTTAAAACCACTATTAGAACCTGCTGCTCCACCTGTTCCTACTACAGCTGTGAGAGTTTCTCCTCCTACAACAGTAAATACTTTATCAGAAACATAACCACCAGATCCACCTCCACGGCCACCTTGTTCTCCTCCACCTTTATCATATCCTAATCCATTCATAGATCCACCTCCACCTGCTACAGCTTGTTGAATATGAATTGCATTGGCGTTAGATGGAACAGAAAAAGTTGTTGTTCCTGAACCTGCGGTTGTATAACTTCCTGGGGTATCAAATAAAGTAAAAACAGTTTCCCACGAACCGCTTTCTTTTACATAAGTATTTATAATTGTTTTATTAGTAAATGAAGTGCCATCTCTCACATACAATTGTGAGCCGGCATCTGAACTTATTTCTCTCCAAGTACCACCTGATTTAACGTAAATTGGCATGAGACATTATGTATATTTGTACCAAATATCTCCATCAGATCCGCCACTCGGTGCTGATGTACTTACGGTTCTTGTTCCATTAGCATTTGTTCCTGCAGTTGCAGAAATAAAAGCTTGTACATCACTACCAATAGCTACACCTATATTAGTTCTAGCTGTTGCATCTGTAGGTACATCACTTAAATTATTTGTTGTTAACAAGACGCCTGTTACAGCAGTTCCTGCAAATTTATATCTAATTGATTCATAAGTTGCCATATTATTTCTCCATTAATTTCCACCCATAAGTGGAACCTGAATATACTAAAGCAAAAGCTGCATCTTCGGTTGCAACTGTTAAGTCTGCTGTTGCTCCATTTATTTTTAAACTGTTTCTACCTATAGTTAAATTATTTGTATCAAATGTACTAGCTAAATCAACAAATCTTACTTCATCACCAACAGCAGGAGCTGCAGGTAAAGTAATTGTAAAAGGAGCGCTTGTAGTATTACAAAATATTTTATCTCCGGGAAAAGCTGTATAAGTTGTAGTTTTAGTTAACCAATCTGTTCCCGATGTTTGTAAATTGTACCAATTAGTACCATCACTTGCTAAAAATACACTTGTGCTTGGTTGAATAACATAAGTGTTTCCAGAACCTCCAAGACGCATTGTAATAGTATAAGCAGAACTATCATTTCTTAAAAAATATGTTTTTTGTGTAGCTGCCACTTGAATAATAAAATTAGACCCATGACCTGTAAATATAATGGCTGATTGTCTATTTTCATTATCCGATTGGGTGGAGCTAATTGAATTAGCTACTGTTAAAGTATAAGGACTAGAAGCAGACGATAAATTTTTTGTATAAACTCCAGTAATTGAATACTCTAAGCCATATTGTAAATTGTTATTTGTAGTATTACCCCACGCATTTGCCTGATCTCCCGAACCTATAAGTTCGAGTTGTAATAATGATGAATAAGTTGATGTCATATTCTCCTAAGCCGCTTGATTCCAGGTCATTGTAGCAGAATCATCAACTTCTGTCCACGTTGAAGTTTCCGAATCATCAACTTCTGCCCAAGCATAAACTGCAGTAGCATCAGATAAAGCTAATGTCAAAACTTCCCCTGTAACTGCTGGTGTTACATCAATTTTTGTAGTTACATCTGCTAATGTACTAGATATTATATTTCCGCTAGGAAGAGCTGTAGAATTAGCTACAACAGAAACCGTTCCAGGTGTAAGAGTTCCAATACTTTGTCCTGTTGACACAATTGTAGCTCCAGCTGTTACACTTTCATCTCCTTGAACTAACGATAATGGTTCTCCTGTTACTACAATTGTAGTGAGTGCTTCTACTGTCACACTTGCAGCTGTAAGAGTTCCAATACTTTGACCAGAAACAGACACGTTAGCATCTGCCGTTACAGTTTCATTTCCTAAATATAAATCTAAATCAGGTTCCGCCGAAGCATCAATTAAAACTTTTCCTCCAGCGGTTACAGCGTATGTTCCTGTAACAAAATTAAGGTCGCTAAAAGCTGTTACTGTTACCGTTGGATTAGATATAACAGCGACTGATACACTGGCAGCTGTTGATGTAATTTCTTGTCCACTAACTACAACTGTAGCTCCAGCTGTTACACTTTCACTTCCAAAAGATGTAGTTAAATCTTGACCTGTTTCAACAACAGTAGCCCCAGCTGTTACTGTTACACTGGCAGCTGTAAGAGTTCCAATACTTTGGCCAGTAACAACGGCTAAAGCGTCCTGTTTACCTAATGATGATAATGGTCCTTCTGCAAAGGCTAAAATTCCGAGAGTCATAAGACTCTATTTTAACTATAAAAAGTGATTTAGTCTACTGTGCTTTTTTATAATATGATGGTAATCCCAACATGGGTCTACCATCAAAAGCATTACTTTCTTGGAACTGACCTTGCTTATTATTATAATGTAAAAATACTTGACCACAATCCTGTCCTTCAAAAGATTCACGCCAATGCTCTAGATCACATCCACTATACACTAGCATATCACCTGCTTTTAAAATAACTTTTTTACCTTTATTACTAAATCCTTCGGTTGGATCGAGATATATAGGCCATTCATCACCACCTAGATTCAACGTACAAGATATTTCACAAGACGGTCTATCTTTGTGTCTGTGTAATATATCACCGTATTTATATATTCTTGCATATGTATAAGTAGGAATTAAATTCATTTTAGTTACTTCCATCATTTTAGGTCTAACTCTTACCATTAATGTTTCCATAACAAGATCTGCATAATGAGAATATGTATCAGGTATTTGATTATCTTTCCACGTTCCCCATGTTTCATCAAAAGGAGATATATATTGTGTATCTTGTAAATGTTTGGCAACTTGTCTTTTATTTAAAAAGTAAGCATAACAAAAATTAGCTACGTCTTTGGATATTGCTTTTTTAACTACTTCATATTTATCTTTTTCAAAACTCATTTTTATTCTCCTGTTAAAAAATTAAAATTTATAGATATTCTAGTTGGGGTATCCGATTGAGTAATCCCATAATGTTCAACATTATCAAAAATAATTAAATCATTTTGTTTAGATTTAATTGTTTTATTTTCAATAACAGTACCACCATTACAAGTATCTAAATTAAACAATGCTATAAAACAATTTTTATCCTCTTTTATATAATCATAATGACTTGGTTGATTAAGGGGTTTATTTTTATTTGTATAAAGATTTGCTTTAATTCTTTCAATTTTTTTAAAACTTCTTTTTTTTTCTATAAATTTTAAAATAGGTTCTAATAAAAAATAAAAACTAGAATTTATTTTGTTTTCAATAAAAAAAATATGTGTAAACATAAAATTACCATCTCCTTGTGTAGCAATTCCTGAATAAAAAAACCAAGGAAAATTATCACTTAACATAGTATCATACATTTGTTTCATATTAGAATCTTCTAAAATTTGTGAATATACTTTAAACAAAAGGTCTACCTTGATGCCAATTAACTAAAGAATATCTCGTACCAGAAGTAACTGGTTTAACACGATGCCAAACAAATGAAGGAAATATAGTTACCGATCCTTTTAATTTAGCTTCTTTTACAACATATATTTCTTCTTTTTCTGGTGAATTTATATTTAATTCAAAATCTCCTCCCTCATAATCATTACCATCTACTAAAGCAACAGTCATAGATAGTTTTCTTATTTTACCATTTTCATTTACTCTTACTCCACTATCTGTGTGCCAATCGTAATGTTGTTTTTTACTTCCATCATACTTTGTAAATTGACAAGACTCCGACCAATCCCAATGAAAATTCCAACCGGCATTAGCATTAGCTTCATAAACTAAAGGATGTAATTCACGATAAATCCATGTAGGATTCATCCATACAACATTAGAACTACGTTTTTTTTCTAATTCTTTTTGTTGATTAGGTGTCATATTATTTACATCGTAACCCCATGTAACACCTGTTTCTTCTTTTAATTGTTTGCCATATTCTACAATATCATCACAAATTCTGGATGGTAAAGCTTTTTGAAAACACCAATAATAATTTTCTAATTGCATTATTTCTAATTACTTATAACCTTTTTTAAAGGTTTCGCCAATTAGTTTTGATACTTGTATCTAATTACAACAATTCCCGAGCCACCATTACTACCTGATCCGTCAGGTTGACCACCCGCTCCCTTACCACCGTTACCTTCGTTAGCGGATACACTTGGGGCTGTTCCTGGTCCCCCATCACTTGCGCCACCAGTACTATAAGTTGTAGTACTTCCTGAAATTGTACTAGCTGTTCCTGGTCCTCCTGGATTGGTTGTTGTATTACCTGGAGATGTATCACCTGCTCCACCATGACCACCACCTGATCCACTTGATCCAGTAGCAGTTGCCCCAGCTCCACCAGGATTACCTTGAGAAGGACTTACAGGGGGAGTGTTTCCTGCACCTGCAGATCCTCCACTAGGATCACAACTTCCACCGCCACCACCAGATCCACCGGCAACACCATTTTTTCCAGAACCAGCATTATTACCTGATCCTGCACCACCGCCACCTGCAGAAGGAATAGAAAGACCTGATGAAGCTGATCCACTTGATCCTTGACTACCAGCAGCAGCTTTAGTTCCACCACCACCTACTGTTATAGGATATGAACCGGGAGAAGAAGAAACGGGAGTTCCTCCAGTAGCTGGATTAGGATAAGATTGTCTCATTCCTCCCGCACCACCACCGCCACCTTGATGACCTTGTTGAGAATAACCTCCTCCACCTCCACCTGCTACTACTAAATAGTCAACAGTATTAGAGCCTTCAGAATTACCACCATCTGAAACTGTAAATGTTCCACTTGAATTAAAAGTATGAATTTTAAAGTCTCCTGATGTTGTAACTGTGCCACCAGTAGCAGTAACATATCCTGCTGGATTTGTTCCACCTTGGTCAGCTACAGATGTAATTACCCAACCTTGAGTTGAATCTACATATAAAATCTGAAGTGCTTCTCTATCTCTAGAAAAAACAAGATCACTTGTGGAACCTTGTAGTTTTTCTGAACCATTTGCAGATAAAGTAACATTATTTGAATCCCATGTTCCTGCGTAATCTACTAAACCTATTTGATTCCCTGCTGAAGCAGCAGGCAAATTTACCGTAATAGCTCCTCCAGTTGTATTTACTAAATACCCTTTGGCAGCTACTGCCGTAAATGTGCTTGTTTTAATATCACTGGTTTGCCAGTCTAAACTACCACCAAAGCCGGTGGCGGTTCCTGTGCTAGCATTAATTGTTCCTGCTATAGTTAAGGTTGCCCCTGATGGAAGGGTAACTGTATCACCTGAATCGGATATTTGAAGAGCGGTTCCCGTAGCCGGTGAAACTTTATTTGTTTTTACCTCATCAGTTACAGTTAATCCTACTCCTGTAGGAACAGTAACAGTATCTCCTGAAGTGCCTACAGTTAAAGCCGTACCTGATTGAGGTTCAATCTTGTCTGTTTTTAATGTATTATTTACACCATCAATTTCAATTGTCATAATGCCTCTTTGATAGCATCATTTTATAGTAATTGGAACTGAAATGAAAGAGCTACTATTGGGTCTTTATTAAAATTTTTGCTTATAGAATGTCTTAAATATGAAGAAAATATAATAAGAGTATCTTCTTGTAATTCTACCTTCCACCGTCTTTTTTTGTTTCTTCCAAACTCGTATTCAAACATCACAGTTGATGGTTTTTCTGCTTCTTTTAAACAATACAAAACTGATATTTCAGGAGATCCTTCATAATCCCACTCGTCAATATGATGATGAGATCCTAAATTCTCATTAGAAAATAATACTACTCCTCCTCTTTTTACTAAAATAGGAGTTTGTCTATATTCTCCATTATAATGATCACGAATGTAATCATGTATCCAAGATAAATGTTGATGGTCATCTAATTTTACATAATGATAATCAGAATACCAATCTTCGTTAGTTAACCGTTTTTCTAAAACGTAATTACGAACTGTATTTGCTATTAAATTTTTTTTATCTATCTTAAGAAGATCAGAAACTTTATGAGTAATAACAAATTGTTCAGATAGAACTTTTTTGTTAAACATTAATTATAGGGCAACCCAAGCTTTAGCACTAGCATCCCAACGAAAATTACCGGTAGGAGTTTCTTGATCGGTAGCTGTCCAACGAGTATTTGTTTCATCCCAACTAATAACATAAAGTTTTGCAGGATCGCCGTATTCTTCTACAGTTGGAAAAGCAACAGGTGCTTCCCAACCACATGTAGTTTCATTAAGAACCCATGATGCATACGGTTTTGGTGGAATAAATGCATCACGGTCCTCATCATAGGTATGCCCAATGCCTGCATAATTTTTACGCAAAGCTTTTGATTGGTCACCACCTAATACTTTTTTACCATTTCCATCATCAACATAATATTTTCCTGCTGAAGTATTATAAGAGGTTTGTTTCCATAAAGGCCAACCATGTATATTTTCTAAAAACTGTATTCCAACAGATTCATCTTCATTATTATCAGCGTTTTTACAGTCTGCATCTGCAACGACTTCAACACCAATAACTTTTGAATTAATTCCTAATTTTGCAAAATGTGCCATATCTATCTCCTTATATTATATTAAAAAACTTTTTTGTTAAACATTAATTTTGATATTTATATCTTATTATTACAACGCCTGAACCTCCGCCTCCACCAGTTCTTGCACCGCCACCAGAAGAGTAAGTGCCTCCACCTCCTCCACCAGTATTTGCTGTTCCTGATACTGCAGTAGCAGTTGATCCGTCAACACCGGCACCACCACCGCCATCTCCTCCACCACCGCCAGTTCCATTAGAGGATCCACCTCCTCCACCAGATCTGTAAGTAGCCGAACCATTTATGGAAGATTGTGCTCCTTGACCACCATAACCACCGACAGTTACACCAGCATCGCCTCCATCTTCTCCAGCTTGTGTTGCACCGCCGCCTCCTCCAGCTCCATTACCAGAACTGTATCCACCACCTGAACTACCTTGAGAGGGACTAACAGGAGGAGTATTACCTGCTCCACCTGTAGCAGGTCCACCATAACCATTACCACCACCAGATCCACCAGATGCACCAGTTCCATTATGAGCTCCTCCACCACCTCCAGCAGAAGTAATAGATGAAAAAACTGTACTAGAACCTGAAGCACCATCTCCGCTAGATCCTGGACTCTGAGGATTTGTAGCTGCACCTGCTCCAATTGTTATAGGATAACTTCCAGGAGAAGCTGATATAGTTAATCCAGCGGGAGCATTTAAAGGAGAAGCTGTATAAGGATCACCCGAAGCTTTACCTTCACGAAATCCACCAGCACCACCTCCAGAACCTCCTCCAGAAGTTGGAACGGCACCAGCACCTCCACCTCCTACAACAGCGTAAGAAACAGTAGATCCACTTCCTCCTGAATTTCCGACAGAACTAACTGTAAATGTTCCAGAGCCTGTAAATGTATGAATTTTGTAATCGCCTGAAGTTGTAATTGTACCACCTGTAGCTGAAGTATAAGTAGGTCCTAAATTTGAAACATTAGATTCTTGTACATATAACCACCCTTTAGTAGAATCTACATATACAAGAACAACACTTGCTCTATTAGTTGCTAAGCTAGAATCAGTTGCACTTCCTTGTATGTTAGAACTATTTCTACCTACTGTTAAAGCATTACTTCCAAATGTGGCTGCATAATCTTTTAAACCAACAATATCACCAGCGGTAGGACTAGCAGGTAGAGTTGCTGTAAAAGCACCACCCGTTGTATTACAAAAATATCCTTTACCAGATACTGCTGTAAATCCTGTTGTTTGAACAGTTGATTGCCAATCAATACCTGATGTTACTAATGTTGTAACATCAACAAAACCTAAATTACCAGAACCATCTGTTTTAAGTGCATTGTTAGCACTACCATCAGCATCGGGTAATATAAATGTTTCATCAGACGCAACTGTTGCTGGAGCTTTTAAACCTATATAATTTGAATTATCAGAATCAAATAACTTTACTTCACCTTGACTATTAATTTTTATTTCAGACATAAATGTTTTTTACCATATTAATTTTGATACTTGTAGCGAATAATTACAACACCTGATCCACCATTTCCACCATCAAATGGACCTGGATGACCCCAGCCACCGCCTCCACCACCACCAGTGTTTGCAGTACCAACAGAACCAGCACTTGCAGACGTTGCCCCAGAACCACCGCCACCTGAACCACCACCAGCACCAGAAGCAGGACCATAACTATTACCACCACCTCCTCCACCACCAGCACGGGTAACATTTGAACCATTTATTGTAGAAGGTGAACCATTACCACCAGCACCTGCTGCACCAGATGAAGCATTTGCACCAACAGCAGAAGCTCCACCGCCTCCACCACCACCGAGACCTAATCCTTGACCACCTTGACCACCAGCATTTCCTTGAGGGGGAGAAACAGGAGGAGAATTACCACCAGAACCACCACCAGTTTGAACACCAGAAGCACCCCCACCAGAACCTCCAGATTGACCATCAACTCTAGCACCATGTCCATCACCATTACCACCAGAACCTCCTCGTGCCGAAGTTATACTAAGTGCAGCTGAAGGATTAGCCGTAGTTAAATCTACGCCATAAACATTACCAGCGCCTCCAGCACCTACTGTGATTGGATATGCCTGTGCTGTTACAGAAACACCTGTATCTGTTCTATAACCACCAGCACCTGCACCGCCTCCAGCATTAGCACCACCTCCAGCGCCACCTCCGCCTCCACCAGCGACAATTAAGTATTCTACGCTGTTTGAACCCTTTGAATTACCTGCATCTGAAACTGTAAATGTTCCTGAAGAATTAAATGTATGAATTTTATAGTCACCAGAAGTTGTTATAGTACCACCAGTAGCAGTAACGTATAAAGTTTGTTCTAAATCACCTACATTATTCTCTACTAAATATAACCAACCTTTTGTTGCATCTATAAATTGTAAAACTACTGATGCTCTGTTGGTTGATATAAATGAATTAGTTGCAGTTCCTTGAATGTTAGATCCATTTCTACCTATCGTTAATTTGTTTGATCCAAAAGTAGCAGCATAATCTTTTAAAGCTACAAAGTCTCCTGCACTTGGACTTGCAGGTAAAGTAGCAGTAATGGTACCTGAT